AAATGCGAAAGCATCTAAAACGGAAGCTAAACCGCTTTTATAAGAATTAGGTGAAGATTTATTACCCATTAGTATAGAAGGTTTCTTTAAAACGAAAGGAATGTGTTTTATATTTAATTTATTAACTACCTTCTCCAAAAGAGAAGAACGAAGGTAGAAATATCTTCCTGTAAAGTTACTAGTAATAGTATCTAAGGAAGGTAATACCTTAGTAGGCATTACTCTAAATATAGAGACAGCAGTTAATATTGCTGTAACAAGATTATTCTTATCCTTATGAGGCGCGACGTTAAAGGAAACGATAGCGTCCCTCATACCGATAGGAAGTATTCTTGGTAAACCACAATTATCCAATCTAATAAATATTTTCTTTGAAGGAACAATAGGAACTCTAGCTAACTTTCTTGTGATTATACGAAAACATTCTTTTAAATAAGAGAATGTAAACGTTGATCCAGATTTATTAACTAAAGTAATTATTCTTTCTGCAAATAAAATGAAATCGTCTTTAAGATTATTACATCTAAATATACAAGAAATTACTTTCATATATGATTTATACTCTTTAAGAGTTATTCATTCATGAGGTAATCTTTTAATTTTAACATTTTTATATATAAAAATGAGTTTTATAAAATCGAAAAATTTTGTAAGATTCATGTAATAAAATATAAGATAAGGACTCTCTCCGGAGCGATATACCGCCTTACGGTGTATATCCTCTACGTTCAAAGAAGGTTGTAGAACGTGACTTAGGTGCCAAACCTGGGTTGTTTTCTAATCTCCTTGATTGGATATGAAGGGAGAGAAGAGTTAAAATTACGTGCTTCAACTTAAAAGTGTTTATGATTTCCAAGGTCATAAAGAAATCACTTAAAGAAAGAAACAAGAATGGATCATACCATTATAGCAGCTACTCATCTTGCGATTTGCGCTCACGATAGTAGGGAGTAATTCCTACAAATTCGAGACGCGAGTTGGAACCTAATGCTGCGGGTACTAAAGACATGGGGTAATGTAAATTTCCCGGGATTGTATATA